ACAGTTGATCCGAATCATGGTGGCTCGCACTTAGGTCAAGCAGCTGGCAAAGACGGTCGGTGCCGTCATGCTATCGCGGTGACTGGTGTAGAGCGTGACCCGTGTAGAGTATATCTGCTCGACCAATGGGCAAAGGCTTGTCCTATTGATGATTTTGTCAAGCAGATTTTCTTTCTTGCTGTGAAGTGGAAGCTCCGCGTTGTCTATGTTGAAGCTGTGGCAGCACAGAAGTACTTACTTTATCATCTGAATTACTTTGTCGAAGAGCACAAGCACTCACATCCAGAGCTTAGCGGTATTCAGTTTCTTCCACTTAAGACTCCTCAAAATGCCAACGCTAAAGCTGAACGAATTGAGAATTTCATTCCTCTCGTGGAACGCCATGAACTTTGGCTAGACTCAAACAACTGTGCAGAGTTCAAGGAAGAAGTAGAACAGTATGGTCAGCGTAAAGGACTAATTGACTTGCTCGACGTTCTATCCTATGGTCCACAGATTTGGAAGTTCGACAAAGTTTCTCAAGAGCATGTTGATGAATTCATGCTCAAACAACGTGCACAGTTTATAAGACGTATGACAGCAGCAACAGCGTAAGGGGATAGTCTATGGACTGGGCAGCTTGGGGACCGACAATCGTGAGTATCATCACTTGTATCTTTTTTGCCGGTGTTTTGTACTCTAATCAGAATAATCATGCTGCTCACTTGGTAGAACACGATAAGCAACTTGAAGATCATACTAAAGATATCACTTCACACTCTGTTGCAATAGCAATGTTAAAAGCTTTTCAAGAAGGTTACGCCGCTGCAAAGGCAACTAGGGGCATGTAATATGAACATTCCAGTAACTTTACAGCTAGTTCTTTTGTTCTATGTTGTGAACTCTGTCGCCTCGGCTTTGGTACAAGCTCTACCTGTACCAAATGGCAGTGTAGGTTACACATTCGTTTACAAGTTCCTGAGTCTGCTGACGGCGGATTTCAAGAGTTTCAGCTCCATAATGCCCGTGCCAGTGCTCACGACACAGAATTCTACTGGTCAGATTGACACAGTGTCAAAGCCAGTTAATCCTCCAAACACGGCGAACACAGGGATTCTCTAATGCCATATCAGCCACCTACTGAAGTAACGCCGAAGCTCATTGGAGAAGATAACTTCAACGAGATCTGTGATTTTATTAAGGACAAGATTGCACATCTTGATCGGCGCCTACAGACTTTCAGAACCGAGAAATTGCCAGAATATGTGCGGTTGTATAAGGCTCGTCCGAAGAATAAAGAAGCAGACTGGCCTTGGCCTGGCGCAGCGAACTTAGTAATTCCTATTATTGGTACTGCCTCAGATGAGCTTCTTGCTCGCATCATGGGTGGAATCTATATGTATGATCCACTCTGGGCGGCGACAATGAGTGGAGGATTGCCGAAGAAAGATGGGGAAGAGCTGAAGCAGGTTGTTCAGAATTTCCTGATGGATATGGCTTATGCGCCAGATGAGCTTGATTTGTACAGGGTAGAACAGAGCGCCTTTCACAGTGCAATTAAGTACGGTACAGGAGTTATCTACACGCCTTATGAGTACGAGACGCAGGTAGTGCGTGAGTATAAATCTGGCGGAACCTCGGCAGAAGATGGTCCTGTAGTTTCAGAAGACCGTATCATTACCAAGCGTGATGGTCCTCATCCTGAGTTGTTACCGCTTAACAGATTTATCTTTGATCCTTCAGTGCCAAAGCTTGAGAATATGAAGCTCTTTGGGCATATTGATCCACTCGATATGTGGGCGGTGCAGGATCTTAAAGCAAAGAGTCCTTATTACAAACAGTCAGACATTGAGAAGTTGCTTAGTAGTCCTGACGCTGTTCAAGAAACAGAGATGGAACGGGAGATCAATGAGCAGTTTTCGATTGATTCCTCTGGTGTAGACACTGGTGCAGCACGGTGGTATGTTTACACAGTGTTCTTTACATACTATCTCAGCGGTAAGGAGTATTCTTTCCAGGCAAAGTATCACAAACGTACAGAGAAGATTCTGTGGATAGCTTTTAATAATTATCCTAAGAACATGCTCCCATATCAGGACATGAAATTAGCCTACGATGATGAGTCTTATCTTGGTACAGGTTTTGCTGAGATGATTCACATGATTCAGAAGGAATTGTCGAACAATAATAACTGGCGCACAAACAATCGTAATATGGCGATGCTGGGTGTGTGGCGCGCTGATCCTGAGTCTAAGCTTGGTTCTATGCTAGATGTGTTTCCTGGCGTTGTGTTGCCGGGTCACAAAGATGAGATCGAGCATATTAAAGCCGGCGCTGATCTGGGTTATAGTGATGGTCCAGACCAATTCCACATGGCGATAGCTAAGGAGCGTACTGGTGTTGATCCGGCCTCTGGTGGCACAGGTGGTGGGATTGTAAATTCAAAACGCGGCATCTACAGTGCCTCTGGTACTTCTATGGTCATGGCGCAGCAGAATAACAGGAATAATCTGCGTACTGGAGACATGCGCTCAGCACATGTGAAATTGGGTTGTAAGTTTCTTACAATGTATTCAAACTTTGGTATTGGAGAAAAGCTCAAGAAATATGGCAACGACGCTGAGAAACTAAAGAAGGCGCTCGATCTCTACCGTGATGGCACACTAGGTCTGCGTCTTCGTCCAGCTTCGGCATCTGCTAACAAAGAACTCGAAAAACAAAACGACATTCTTATTTCAGATAGGTTTGATCGCTACTATCAGAGTCAAGCACAGATTATTCAAGCGATCAATTCTCCGGGCATTTCACCAGATTTGAAACAGTATTACTTGGAAATGCTTCTTGCGACAAGAGTATCAGCTATGACCTTGGCGCGTAATTTTAACCGTGATAATCCAGATGCGTTGCTACCTGACGTGTCAAAGATTATCGAAGCCGCGGTGCAGCAGATGCAGCCGCAAGCAGGAGCAGGAAATGGAAATCAACAAAATCGAGGATCTAATTCCATACCGAGTGGCCCTTCAGGAGCTATGGCTCAAGGAGGAGTTCCAGCCGGTGATGGGGTTGTTGAACAGTCTTAAAGAGGAGGCGCTTTCTTGGGCGAGGTATGATACGACTAAGGAAAGCGCCGATACTGTGAAAGCGATCTCAGCCAGAGTTAGTACACAGCTAAGAGTGACTGAGATACTTCTTGACTTGCCACAAAGATTGAGAACTCTCGAAGAGCAGCTGAACCATCAAGAAGCTCAAACATTGAAGATGAAACGTTCACAAGAAGGAGGCGAAGTCTAATGGCACTGTTTTCATGGCAGAAAAAGGTTAAGGAAGATGGAGCTGAGGAGTTCGCTCTTCCTGATGAGTTGACTACTAAGATCGAAGCTGGTGCTAACGCGGCGGCTGATCTTACTCCCAAGGTGACACAGATTCTGGAATCACTTGCGGGAATTAACAAGTTTGTGGAAAAGCAGACAGAGAAAGACACGATGGCTGCTCGTGCAGCAGCGGCGAAGACTTCTACTGAGTCTCAGTCCGAGCTTGAAGAACGTATCGAGGCGCTCATGCTCGAAGGTAAGACTAGAGAAGCTGTTGCTCTTGCTAGTCAGCCGGTCACAAACGAAGTGTTGCTGCTTCGTGCGGATCGGATTAAGCGTGAAGTTTTTGAGGATGCTGAGAAGTATCCTTATTACTCTGGTGACATCAAGAAAGAAGTCGATGTGCTTCTTGAGAATCAGCCAGCGGTGTTTAGAAACAACGCGCAGAATGTCGAGAACTGCTATCACACGATTTTGGGTAAGCATACACCAGAACTTGTGGAAGGTAAACTCAAGAGTCGTTTCGCCAGTTCAGAAGGCGGTCGTGGTACAAGTTCAGGTTCTGCTGGTAGCACTGCTGTAGCAGATGATAACAAGAATCGTCTCGCTATGCTGGAAGTTGATGAAAACGTCAAACGTGCTGCGAAGCATCTTGGGTTTACGCCGAAGGCTTACGCTGAAATCTTAGATAAGGAAGGAATTGGTTATGCCTGAGATCAATCACAAAGACGTAGCGGCAGCATTGAATGGTTCTCCTGTTTCTGCGGCGGCGCTTGAAGAAGCTATCAAGTGCGTCCTAGCCAAAGGAAAACAAGAGCGCATCAAAGCAGCGCAGCCAAAAGAGCCGAATTGGGCTACTATGACTGAGCAGGATGCGTACAAGGCTTCAACTTATATCCCTACAGTTGAGCACGAAGTGCCTGATTATATGAATATCAAGTTGAAAGATCCTGAGTATGAGGTTGTATGGGCCTCGAAGGATCAGAGAAGGATTGGACAGCTCATGGCGGAAGGGTACGAGTTTCTGATAGCAGAGCACGTGCATCCTAACTTCAAACTTCCTCTGGTGTTCGATTCGGACAAGCACTATTGCTATGTGGATGTTGTTGCTTTGCGTGTTCACAAGCGTATTCTCTACGGCAAACGTCGTGCAGGATTAGAGCTTTCACAACGTCAACTTGGAAATAATCGTAGACCGCCGGCGGCGAGGGTTTCAGGTACTTTTGATCTTCAGGAAGTTCCTATGAATCCAGAAGTAGGTTCATTCTACGATCCAGCAGCTTAACTTTAACCCCGCGGTGTAGCAGGCATCGTCCTAACAGCAAATGAGGAGAGCGTATGGCAGCGGCAAATCTTACTACACATCTGCCGATTCTACAAGTGCTGGAGAAGGCGGGTACTACGCCGTTTACCAGCTCTCAACCCGAAGCAGCGGGACAAACTTTCTTGTCAGGAACTCCTGTGCAGTTGAATGGCTCAGGATTCGTACAAGCTTGGGATGGTACTACAGTAGCGGCTGGGATTCTTGGAGTAGCAGAATCCTTTGGCGCTAACCTTGGCAGTGCAGGTCTTGGTGCTCCTGTAGCGCCGTTTGGTGGTGTGACAGGAAACATCGCAATTCAGACCTGGGGTAGTGTGGTCAATCAGCCTCAGGGTGTGAATATCGCACTTGGTACGCCGGTTACTGATGGACGCACTTTGTACATGGAGCCGAATCAGGATAACATCTTCCAGGCTCTGTATGACAATTCCACTGGTATTGTGACCGCCAACTGGACCACCACACAGGCTACTGTCGGTGCTGTTCTTGGTATGACCAAGGATGCCAATGGCTACTGGTATGTTGACGGTGGCAAGACTGGCGGTTCTGCTGTCGTACAGGTCGTTGGTCTTCCAATGGGACCGGGACTTAACTCTCTTGTCAACTTTGTCTTTCTAACCGCAGCGATTCAAGTAGCTTAATCGAAGGAGATCATTTATGCCTCAAGTAAGAGCAAAATTCGCACAACTGATGCAGCCGGGGCTTAAGAAGATTTACTTCGATTGCCTTGACAATCAGTTGAAATCGTCAGACTATCCCAAGGTGTTTCATGAGGTAGATTCTGACTCTGAGTATGAACAAGAGCTTGAGATGGCAGGTATCTCTGTGCTGCTTGAAAAGCCTGAAAATGCCTCGACTTCTTATACAGAAATGAAGCAGGGAGCTTCTAAGAGAGTCGAGCCTTTGACATACTCCCTTGGTATTAGGACTTCCAAGGAACTGTATGACGATGACAAGTATGGCCTTGTCGGGAAGAAAGGTCCGACGTTGCTGGCACGGTCTGCGGCGTTTACCAAAGAGATGATTGCGTGGAATGTGTTTAACCAAGGATTCACGTCCTCGGTTACTACATTCGATGGTAATCCTCTCTTTTACAATGCTCATGCTTTGCTCGGTGGCGCGCAGGCTACAGCGATTGGTCCAGGCTTGGCTGGCGTTATTTCTGCGCCGGGAACTTATCCTAATCGGCCTGCTGTAGATGTGGATTTCTCAGTAGCAGGTCTTCAGCTTGCTACTAACCACGCTGCCCGCATGGTAGATAACATGGGATTTCCGATTCGGCTCAGGTGGCAGCATCTCGTCACTCCTCCTGAACTTCGGTTCTTGGTTCGTGAGATTCTTGGTTCTCCGGGCAAGCCTTACACAGGGGATAATACGATCAATTCTCTGTTGCCCGAAGATTACAAGAATCTCGAAGTTCCTTGGCTCAACTCGCCGTCTGCTTGGTTCTTGATTGCAGAAAAAGCAGACCACGCCCTGCAAGTGATCAATCGTGAAGCTCCTACAACGGATTTTGACGATGACTTCGACACTGATGCTATCAAGCAGAAGACTCGTATGCGCGTTGCTGCTTGGTGCCCGCGGTGGCAGGGGGTATGGGGCACTCAAGGTCCTGCTATATTGATGGCGTTAGGCTTAGGAGCGTCAATGCTGCATGGTTTCGTCTCTGCTTTCTGCTAACTGAAGGAGACTTACATGGAAGGTCAGATTTGTATTCAGTGTAATGAGTTTAAGCCTCTCGCAGCATTTGACGTAGCTTTTGAGGGTGAAAATGCTAAAATGGGTTTTACTCAACGCACTAACCACAAGCACAGGTGTAGAGCTTGTTATGCTCTCAGAGATAGGGTTAGGACCAAGTTAAACTTCATCAAGATGTACGGTGGTCAATGTACATGTTGTGGAGAAACTGATCCTCGCTTTTTAACTCTGGATCATACCAAGGATGACGGTAATGAGCACAGAAAAGATCTGGCTTGTAATCAGATAATGGCCTATGCTGTTAAACATTACGAACCAGAAAACTATCAGGTGCTTTGCTACAACTGTAATTGTGGTAAGAGTACAAACGGTGGAATTTGCCCACATAAAGATAAAACTTTTGAGGAGTATCTTTCTTACACTAAGATACTCCTTGAGAATGTGGGTAAGGTTCATGTGAAAACCGATCTTGCAGGCTTGACAAAGGGACCAAAAGCATCGCACGAACGCGCACAAGAGAATCAACTCAAGCAACTTCTAAAGAACCTAGGTTCAACAGATGTTGAGAATTTAGTTGCTTCTCTTAAGATTCACAACGGAACATTGTTGTGATAGTAGCTGGGGGCGCGATCCTGCTCCCGCCCCCTACCTACTCTGAGGATTCAAAATGAGCTTCTTTGCACAGACCGGATTACGACACACATTCTGGACAGGTCCGTGGCATTACTGTGATCGGTGTGATAAGAAAGTAAAGATCGCACTAATGAAATGGGAACGTGGACTTCTTCTTGGGCCTGAGTGTCAGGATTCTCATGGCATTCCAGGACTTCTTGGTGAACGGGACATTAGAATCGCGCAGGTACTCACTGATGGAAAAGAAGAATTCGCCCCTGTAGAAAAGCTTCGTAACCCAGACTTTGCAGAAGAAGTAGAAGATTTCCTAGTTTAAGAGCGCGAAGGCGCTGGAAAAGGAGATGTTATGAGTATTTCTGAAGGAAGGTTTGAAGGAAACACGTCCTATCCAGACCTTCAGTTTTTCCTAGGCTTTGACGATTTTATTGACACGTCAGCACATGCTGTGAACGCGGCGCAGGGTGCCGGGCTTGCTGGCCAGACGCTAGCAGCTTCACTTGCTGCTACGTTATTCTCGAATGTCGAGCCTTGGCTACGTACTGGTGTGTATGCGTCTTCGTATGATCAGGAGCAGTTTGGTACAGCCGCAGGAGTTGCTGGGCCTACGACTGTAGCAAATACCAGCGGTCCACTGGCTCTACCGCCAGGAATTCCGCCGATTCTTGCTGCTAACTTGGCAACGCTTGGGAATATGCAACGTGGACCGATTCCCAAGGGTATGCAGATTGATAGCATAGATGTCATCTATGCTGTCACTGGTGCGGCTCTTACGACTGCCACTGTTGGACTGACGAAGACAGTGTTTGCAAGTAATACCGCACCGGCGGTTACAAACTTGATTGCCCTTGGTGCTAACGGCCTTCCAACCGCAGTACAGGCACAGCCTTATGTAACAAACATTCCGGTCACAACTCCTGCGATGATTACATCAGCAGAT